TGATGACGAAGATGATGACGAAGATGATGACGAAGATGATGACGAAGATGATGACGAAGATGATGAGGATGAGGATGAGCCTCCCGCCAAGCCCAAGGCCAAGGCCAAGGGCAAGGGCCGTCCCGACATCAGCCAGTTCACGAAGCGTGCTGAAGGTCCGGTGGGACCGGGAATTGAAGATGGTCTCCCGTGTTGTGCCTACAACGCCCCCTGGCCGTCATCTAAACCACGCAATATTGCATTCGAGGAAATCCAGAAGGCTGGCAAGAAGGGTCTGGGTAAGGACGCTTGGGTTGAGAATGTTGCCGCTCGGTTTAAGAAGGAGAAGCTCACCCAGTCTCCGACTTCCTCGGTTACAACCGTCCTGAAGGCTGGTCGTCGCGTGACGATTGAGCCCAAGGGCAAGGGCGAGAAGGTTCGCTACGTGGTTGTCTGGCCGCTGAAGAATTCGCCTGAGTTTGCTGAGTATGATAAGGCCCAGGCTGCCGCCGCCAAGAAGGGTGCGAAGGGCAAGACGAAGGGAAAGGGCAAGTCCAAGAAGTAAGTGCTCTGACGCATGCCCTGGACTTTCTATTAAGCAAGGGACGGGTCCGAAATATGGCCCGTCCCTTGTTTCACAGTTGAGGATGGAATGCCTAGACTAGTAATAATTGGCGGGGGAATCTCGGGTGCCTCTATGTTCTACCATATGAGGATTAATTATCCTGAATGGGAAGTAGTCCTCCTTGAGCGGGGAGACAAGGTAGGAGGGATCAATCGTAGTATTGAAGTAGAAGGGCTGAGATTTAGCCTGGGCAGTCGCTACATCTTCGCTATCGACGAGTATACTAACGACCTAGTGAACGGCCTTGCAAACAATGAATGCGTTCGCGGACAATCGAATCATTCCGTGTTCTATAAGAAGCGTTATATAGAGTTTCCTGTACAATTGAATACCTCAGGTCTTTCAATCAGAGAACGGGCAGAGTGTCTCTGGAAGCTATGGTGGAGAAAGAAGTGGGATAGCGAGACTATGTGGTCCTTTGAAGACTGGGCTATTTGCAACTTCGGAGAGGCTATTGCCCGCAAGTTCATCTTGAGTCACGTAACGAAATGTTGGCGGACGGATCCAGGTGAGATTGACTATACCGGATCGGCCAAGAAGGTGATGGAACCAAGAGTAAGGGATATGGTCTGGGGAGCACTCAGGCGTCAGAAGTCTTTTAAGAATCAGGAGTTCCTGTATCCCAAAGGTGGGATTGGGACTATTGTGGATGAGATGATAGAGCGCGGTCAATGTATTGACGACAATAAGGGATATGGCTCAGTCAGCACTAAGTTTATGGTTCACTCGGTAGATATGAGTGAGAGACTGGTTGCCTCTGAGGATGGGCAAGAGGTTCCGTATGACGCCATAGTTTCGACTATCCCGATGCCTGGGCTAGTAAACTTGATCGACAACTCCAATATTGGAGTCCCGCAACCAGTCATCCTTGCCGGGGACAAACTTAGATACAATTGTATGGCCTCGGTGATGCTGGTATTTGAAGGAGATATATTAGATGGGCGCCAAGAGCATTTCATTTACGTTCCTGGAAAAGAGTATTGGTTCTCCAGAGTTTCAATTCCGAGAAACTTTGATCCTACTTCCTGCCCAGAAGGGTATACCTCCCTCCTGGTTGAAATATGTTACAATAGGGAGCAGAAAGGATTGCTCTTTAGAAAAGACTACCAAACGGAGTTGGCTACGAAGGTGGCTAAAGAAGTAAATGATCTGTTCCCGAAGCTCGACCTGACTGCTAGGCTTAAGGGCTTTGCAGTAGGGGTTATTGACCCGGCCTATATCATAACGGATGAGAACTATAAGGAGTCCAGAGCGGATTGTTTACGGTATCTAGCTCAGAACGACATCCATATGCTTGGCCGCTTTGGGAAGTGGGACTGGAGTAGGATTGAAGACACTATCCCTGAGTCGAGGGATCTATCTCATCAAATCGGTGGGAGGCTGTGGCTAAATGAGTAAGAGACTCCTGTATGTTGAGCGGGCTAAGAAGAATCTGAATGCCACACATCGCCTCAAAGGGTTTATCCAAGCAGGATGGGAACCCTATCTGATCGATATTGCGAATGTGCGTCCCGATCTAATAATGAAGCAAGCCAAGATGTTAGACCCTCACGCCGTCTTTATATCGGTGGCCGCTTCCTCTTGTCTTGAGGAACTGGAAGCCTTGCTTCCAAAGGCGTATATCTTCCTGTTCTTGGGAGATATATATGGTCCTTCGTTCAGGTATGTTGCGTCTTTGGTCCCTCATTTTGATTGTCTGCTGGTAAGTAACAATGATACCAGAATTCACAATTACTTCTTGAGTCGAGGGGTGAAGAGGGTTGAGGAGCATCAATGTGCTACAGATACTATTCATTATAAGGACAATGGGACCGAGCCAGACAAGGATCTCGTTTTTGCCGGGAATGTAGTCAGGAGAACAAAGGACTATGCCTTCAGGCGAGAGATGGTTACAGAGTTGGTTGATAAGGGGGTCTTGGGTGCTTTCGGTGCAGGATGGAATGAGAGAGCCAGACCTTGTAGCCTACTTCAATACCCGAAGATGATGACCCGAGGCAAGATCCAGTTGGTGATTAACGGGTTTGGATTCCTGAGGAATTGTTACTCAAATAGAACTTGGAACGCCTTAGCTATGGGCCGGCCAGTCCTTCACTATAGGACGAGGAACGCTGAGAGGTATTTCCGCGATGGATTTGACTTAGCTTTCTTCTCAAGCCGGGACGAGCTGTATTTGAAGATGAGGTGGCTCTTGGATAATCCGGATGAGGCTAAGGCCATAGGGCAAAGGGGGCGTAGGTTGGTAGAGAAGTGGCATACCTACAAGAACCGGGGCGAGGAACTGTTGGAGCTATTAGGATGAAATGCTATTTGGACTCAAGAAGTTGGCCCCGTTTTCAAGTTACCCTGACTTCATTCCGAGAGAGGCTTTTGAGATACAACAAGTGATAGGATGGATTATCTAAGGGAGGATTTCAAAAAGAAGGTTTCCCAGCAGTGTCGAGTGAAGGCGTTTACTGAATTTTTTTTTAGAGAGTGGAGGAAAGCAATGGCTGGTGAATCAATAGGACTCACAGCATCATCTTCAGAGCAGTCAACGGTTCCGATAACAAACTCACCGATAGTGAAGCTGGTGTCTCCGCCAGATTCCTTCGATTGTCTTACTCAGATCTCGACGATGTGGTTGGCGGCCCATCATGTCGATCCGATTGCGATCCAAAAGACGCTGACTATCGAACAGATGCGGTCTATGATTTGGGACGAGGTGATCCCGATTCCTGCTTGGCAGACGGTGTTGGAGTGTGTTCGGTTTACGTTTGTGATCCACAATATGAGCCGACCGGCGCAGCAGCAGTTGACCCGACAGAGGCTTGGAGTTGGCTTCAATAACAACTCCCTTCGGATCATCAAGCTTGAGACGTTCGCGGACGATGACCGGTATCGGACGCCTCCTGGTTTGAATGAGGAACAGCACAATTTATACCACAGCGCCATAGATCGGTCGCAAGAGGACTATGAGGAGCTTCTTAAGGCAGGTGTGAGTCAAGAATCAGCCCGAGGTGTCCTTCCTCAGAATATCCACTCGCCTACGTTGACGATGTTCTCCGATCTGCGCGCCCTCCGAGGGTTCATCTCCAAGAGGCTTTGCTACGAGGCCCAGGATGAGATGAATGAATTTGCTGTATCCCTTAAGAGAGAAGTTGATGAGTGGGATCACTGGTTCGGTGGACTGCTTTCCTTCCCTTGCTCCCGAGATAAGGAGTGTGTGATTGGTCCAGGTGCCGCTGAACGTTGCCCGCTTCCGTATGAGTGGAAGGGTGGTGCCAATAAGGGTGTTGTTATTACTTCCCATAAGGAGATCAGGTGATCTTAGGGATCGTAGGATTTTTGGCTTTCTTTAGTTTGACAGTTTACGAGAATGGGAAATAGTCATGGTACAGCAACGAGAAGGACGTATACTCACAGTTACCCCTGAGAATTACCAGCAGATTATGCTTGCCGTCTTAAGGACCAATAACGCTGGTAACCTCAAACTTCTTAGCATACGTGCTGGGGAAGCCGGCATTGCGGACCCGAAGGTAATAGACAAGTTGACTGATAATCAATGGATGGCGATGCTACATAAGCTGAGGGCCGTTCATCCGGAGCTTACTGAGGATGAGCGTGAAAGTTCTAAGGAATGGTGCTTCAAGAACGGGGTCTATCCAGGAGGGAATAGTGAGTTCGACGAATCTGTCTAGGCCAAAGATCACCCTCTCTTACCAAGGTGGGCTTAAGGGTAAATCCGGTCCCAACGGCCGCATCTCTGTAAGTAAAAGACCTAAGAGGATAGCCCCAACAAAGCGGACCAAAGCGTCCCGTGTAACTGACTTCAATATTCATGTTAGGTCTACTTTACCGCAAGATGTTCCTCCCAGTCATATCTGTAATGGCCCAACCTACAAGCGTTTATGTACAATATCTGCTGGGAAGGGGACAGATCATTCTGGGGTTGGTCGGTGTAAAACTCATGAATCCAGGACAAGCATGACAGTAAGAAAGCAAGCAGAAGGTTTGGAAGCAGTCAAGAGTAGATACGGGGGTGGTGCACCGACCAACCTCAAAAAAGCCTATGATGAGATGCTTTCAGATAAGGGCTTGATGAGTGTAGATGAGGAGATGGCTGCCTCGAAAGCTATGCTCAAGGCTATTATGGAGAGTATAGGTGAGGTTGACTTCTCGTCAGATGAAGGAACGGATAAGGCTTTGAAGTTCTTGAAGGCGTTCAAGGACGTAACTACTCTCAACCTTAAATATCAGGAGATCCAGAGAAAGTCTGATTTCATCATCACCCTTCCCCAGTTCATGAAGATAGTGAAACAAATCGGTGCTATTGTAACAGAGGAATTAGAAGCTGTTGATCCTGTAGTCAAGACCAAGCTGATGAGGCGGTTAATTGCAGAACTGGATATTACGGGCCAGTCAGCAATGGCCTCAGAAGGGGCTGTGGATGCCCCATTCGATGTGGAGGATGGTGATGAAGAGGAAGGAACACAGGAAGTTAAAGTGCTCTGAGTGTAAGCAGTTATCCGTAGGGTCAGCAAGAGTGCACTGGCTTTATATAGGATTAGCTGCTGTTGTCAGATCTACGAGTAAATCAGGGAACCTCTTTGTGGTGTCTGTTGAGAATAAGTGGTTTTGCTGTGGTGAGTGTTTCTCGGACTTCATAGATCGGAAGATGGATGAGTCTGATCTGGCTGATGCTAAGACCAAAAAGTATTTGAAAGCAAGTAGAAAAAAGCATTAGGGTTCCAGATGAGGATTCTTTACCTTTAGATAACGAGAGGAATACTGCGAACGAAAGGAGGTGAAACCGTGGCCAAACGCAGAATTAAGAGAACAGCTTTATCCTCGACCAGATGTCCATATTGTGACTCCAGGCTTAAGCATCCGCTTGGAACTGGGCCAACGTCCAGGGAGATGGTGAAGCTAGGTAAAGAGCTTGGGATGAGGTTCAGTGACGCAAACCTCAAGCATTTTGTCCGGAAGGGATTGCTCCCAAGACCAATAAAGCGTCCGATGGTTATGAACGGCAAGCATACCTCTATTGGTGTGTTCCCTAAGATGGCCGGCAAACGCTTACGCATCTTGGCTAAGATGAAGTTGGTTCTTCATATGAGCGAGGCCCAGATCATAGATAAGTTTAGGGAGAAAGGGCTGATGTATGAGTAGCCGATCCCCCTATATATAAGGAGTAAAGAAGTGGTGAGGGGCAGGAAAAAAAAGATTAGGATCAGGGTTGCGGCTTTCGTATACTTAGATAACGAAGGAAAGGGGGCAACTAAGCCCCTGAAGGGTCGAACGGTGACGGACCCTTAAGGCCATAAGGCCCACGTCGCCAAGGGTAAACCGGATGGAGGTCCAGATGCCCAAGACTACAAGTCGTAGGCGTGCCCCGTCTTCCAAGAAAGCCGTAGATGAGCTCGAAGCTGAGCTCGACGAGGCTCTGGAGGATGAGGAGTTGGAAGACCTCGATGAAGAGATCGAGGATGAGCTGGACGAGGACGAGGATGAGATCGAAGCGGAAGCTGAGGTCGAAACTCCTGCGAAGCCCAAGAAGGACAAGGCTCCGAAGGGATTCGTTTGCGCCTCTGTCGTCGAGAAGCACGGTGAGGGTGAAGCGAAGCCCTGCTACACCGCCATCGCTCCGTTCAGGACTTCGCCTGCTCGGAACCTGGCTTTCCAGACTCTCCAGGACGCCGGGAAGTCCGGCCTGAGTATGGACGACTGGATCGGCGAGGTCGCGACCACCTTTGAGGAGCAGAATATCTCTGGCTCCGCTAAGGGGGCTGTCTCCTTCATCCAGAAGGCGACGAAGCGCGTCACGATCCAGAAATTGGCCGGTGGCGACGACAAGGGTAACTACGTTGTCGTCGAGCCGTTGGCCGACAAGTCTCGTCGGACGTTCAATAAGAACGGGACTGTGCGGTCGAAGTCGAAGTAGATCAATTGGGGTAGAGTTCAGCCACCCGCGCGTTCCTGGCCATTGTGCCCGCGCATCGGAGTGATTTAATGCTCAGGTTGGACTCTACCCCTTCTTTTGCCCGGAGAGGATATGCGACACTTCGCTATGATAAGCCGAAAGGCGGCAAAGAGCCTCATAGCAAAGACCAGAAATATCCCCTTGGTCTTTGTTGAGTCGAAAGAGATTAGTTCAGGCAAATCTTTCTCCAGAAAGGAGATTCTCAGAAGGGCAGAGAAGGTGGCTGCTAAGCGGGACTGGAGGGTATCGTTCGCAGAAAAGGTGGTGCGACGAGAAATAGCCCGATTGAAAGTGAATTTGTTTAAGATACCAACTGGCGCCTTTGTTGGTATGGCCTATTCAGTCAAAGGCTACAGAATCAGATATGACCTGATTGAAGTGCCTTTTCCAGTTGGTGGTAGAGTGCTTTGGAAGTACAGAGCCAAAGATTGTTCTTGTCCTGCTGGTAGCAGAGGTCGTCGATGTTGGCATCAGGATTATACAGACTACATGCTTGACGGGCTGACTACTATTCCCCAGAAGTATGGCCCATTTAACAAAAGGATGCTGAAGTATATAGTGAAGCAAAAACGGGAATGGAAAGCCGAGAGGTGAAAATGAGGAGGTCAGGTCGCTATGATGGTCTGGAGAAATTCTGTGACGTGTTTACCAAGCGAACGGGAAGACCTGAGGAAGGCAATATACGCATATGCCTTGACGTTGAAGAAGGGTAGTGTTGAGCGCAAGAAATATGTTAAATATTATCAGGCGTTTAAGAACGCAGACGAGCGGCAAGCCGAGGATGTGAAGGGGAATTAGCCGTAGGTTTTCAATTGGGGATTCGTTACCTTTAAGTAGGTAGGGAAACGGCCCATAGAGGGCTAATCGGACAACCTAACTTACGCCCAAAGGAGGGCTAAGATGGCTAACAAGAAAGACCTCGGTAGTCTCTTAGAGCAATTCTTACCGAAGCTGAACGCCTTCGCTTCAGAACCGGAAACGGTGAGAGAGTCGCTCAGGAAGATCCTGGAGCATACCGAACATAAGCAGTTCTTACTGGGCCTAGAGCAGGCCTCCGATCCACTCGCTTTCGCCTACAATATATACCTCTGGACTCAGGGGATGACGAAGGAAGTGAGAGGGTCGGGCGAACTGAAGAAAGGAAAGACCTGGACGGAGAAGCAGATGAGCAGGGGATACTCTCCTGACGAGATAGACTGCGACGCCGATCAACCCTTCACGAGTAACGCGATGATCGCTACGATTGACGGTCACGTTAGACTAGGGAAGATGAGACGTGAGTGATACGATCCTATATACTGACGCAGGGTGTAGGAAAGATCTATCCCTTGGATCGTATGCCTACTATGTAGATGACTCACTCAAGGGATCTGGCTCCTTGAAGGGTCGTGTGAGTCCTACTAGTTGCGAGCTACTTGCCGTTCTTATTGGACTGAAGCGACTCAAGAAACTTGGCTATACTGAAGTGATAGTTAAGACCGACTCCCAGTATGTTGCGGGGATAATGAATAACCGAGCACATTGGCTTTCTATACCGAGGGATGAGAAGAGCCATAGCCGGATGGTTATGAGGCTCTACCGAGCGATTGAAGAAATGGAGGTAGAGGCTATTTGGATACCAGAGAATAGCGAGCACGGGAATGAGGTGGCCCATCGAATCGCCTCGGCCAGACTAAGAGAGGTGAAAGGATGTACATCAATATCTTGACCGCTGACGATCCTAGACTTGATGGATGTAAGATTGTTTTGTCGGCTATATGTGAAGAGCCAGGAAAGGATAATGAGAACAATCCTGGTGGAGAGAGGATTGACTCTGGCCCGAAAGTTGTAGAGTTTGTTACTCATCAGGTGAACAGGTATGGTGACCGATACCTGGGACATTACCATGTCTTCGGGTCGAGCGATGATGATATCCCTGTAGGTCGCAGTGCCGAAGATGCGTTAAAGCGTGGTCTGGAGGACTTTTATGAAAGAGTGGCCAGGGACAATAGGCTATCGGCTCAAGGCGCGTGAGAATCCTAGATGGCCCCATGTTAGCCGCCACATGGAGGTGTTTTGGGACAATAAGGGCAGATTCGTCTCCTATGTTTACTGCTACTCTAAGGAGCAGGCAAAAGAGACTCTCAAGGAATTAGTTAGGCAGGGGTTTCCGGTTTGGACGATGACGAAGAACAAAGGGAAGGTGATAAAGCAATGGGATGTTCCAGATGTCTGGATTATCTACCTTTCTGAAACAAGAGTCCTGTTGAAGCTACATCAGAGATGGTATGAGAAGGGTAAGGTGATATGGCGAAGAAAGTGACGCGTATTTGCCAAGAGCCGGGATGCGAGAAGCGCGTCCGAGTGAAGTCCAATATCAAGAAAGGAGAAAAACCATTCGTCCAGTATATCTTTGCTCGGTGTAAGGAGCATGATCTGGCTTATCGAAAGGAACAGGATGATGACCAGGCAAGAAGCGATAAACTTGGACCACAGAAGAGAGCTTCATCACGTAAGTGAAAGAAACAGAGAAAATGAACCGATCCGGTGTCGGGTCAACGGGAAGTGTAAGACCTGGAAGACTCGACCTGATGAGTTCAGACTCCCTGTAGTATATGGTCTGAGAGATTACTTCTACATCAACCATACCAATGCCCATGAGTGGGCTACGAGCGAGGAAGAGGCTCGCAAGCAGAACAGGAAAAATCGAGATCGCAAAGCTGCGGTCACCGTATAGTTAGATAGCGGGAGGCTAACTGGCCTCTCGCTATCACTACATTTAAAGGAGGTGGTAGAATGCCTGATGGAGAAGATAGAGTGCCGGTCCCAGGGGAGGAAGAAATACAAAGGCAGTTCCTTAAGGAGACTGGCCTGGCGAAAACGATTGCTAGATTCTCAACCCGAATCGCTGAAGGGGTGGCGGACGATCTACAAAAGAAGTTTGCGGCAATGTTCGCTACCTACAGATCTCAGACGGCTACAGAGATCCAGGAGATCATTGATGCGTTGAGGGAGGCCAAAGAGAATTTGGTCGATCCAGAGAATCTTGAGATAGATGCTGTTATCGACCAAGTGGTAAATCTCAGAGCCGGTCTGCTGGAGCTTCAAGAAGGGGTGGACGATGGGACGGGCGTTTGGTCTCACGAGGTGCGATCGGAGGTAGTAAGGAAGATCGTGACCGCTATCGCAAGCGAATGCTAGGGCCGAATGCAGGCCGAACAAGGGGCGGGGCGGGTCCGGAACCTACCCGATACCGCTCAGCCCTGCTACACCGCTTAGACAAAGCGAGGTAAACTATGATCGGTAGGTGGCTAGGCTACGTTCATGATCGGGTCGTTGGACGAGAGATTCGGATAAGTGACAGCCATAAATATAGGAGACAAAAGTGGATGATTGATCATCCGATGGGCGACCAGTCAAGAGAGAGAAATGTGATTGGTGATCCTGTGATAATGGGGAAAGATCCAAACTTCTTCCTGGTAATTGGCGGACTGGTGCTAGGCTTTATGTTCGCAAGGGGAGAGGTGGAAGCTACTATCTGGATAATCTTTCTAGCTGTGTGCGTTACTGCCCCGTTGATGATGGTAGGGAAGTGGGCCTCAAACAGGGAGTTGGAGAAGAAGGCTGAGAAGGATGAGGAGAAGTTTGCTGGTGGAGTTAAGGCTGTAGAGCCTAACACGGGAGACTTGGATGATCTTGTTGACCTATAGATTCCACTAGGACGCCAGTTGTCGATTCGCTACCTTTAAGTAACGAGGGAAAGGCTGGAACCGGAAGGAGGTGATACGATATGGCGAAGGAAAGTTTTGTGAACGACAAGAGAACGAAAGTCCAGTTCTACGACAGCGAGCTTAAAGCATTCAGGGACGGGACGAAGTGGGAGTTGGCGAAGTTCTACGCTCTTGAGTTCTACCGTATGAAGTTGGCGATTAAGTATTCTTGGCTACCTTGGAGGTAGGGAAGATGATTACCGAGCGCAAGATATATATACTTGAATCGGAGATCCCCAATAGTTGCTGGTTGCGGGAGATCGAGATGACGATAGGGCACGCTGGACTACATGCGATCCAGTTCATGCGCGATATGAATCTCTTTGGGATCAGGGGCGCAATTAGTTACGTGAAAAGATACGAGGCAGAGGGTCACTTTGAAGAAGGGACGACTGCCGAATTGGAGCGAATCGCGACTGAGCTAGAAGGTCATCTCAGTCAATAAGGAGGAAACGCAAATGCCTGATTCACGGAAACTCGCTGGCTCGCTCAAGTATGTGAGCAAGGCCAAGATTACAATGCAGAATGGGTTTGATTTCCCATTCGACATGCTCCGATACGATCATTGTCATCCCGCATCCAGTGAGGATGCGACAGCTATATGGACATTAGTGACTGAGACGATCTTCGGTCGTGGTGAGAACGATATGATTGAGGTCACCCTCGTCAAGTATCACGAGACTAAGGACAATCCTGGTTGGACGCCTGGGCGTTGGCAGTCCTTTGGTGCGCAGCTGGAGATTGTTGATGCCTACTCCTAACGACAAAATCGAAGTGAAGGACATACCTCGCTTGAGTAAGGTGAGGGAGTTCAACGGAGGCCCGATCAAGGGCCTTGTGAAGGGTGAGTCAAAAGACTGGCCTGGACGATGGTATGTGGAGATCAGCATAGAGGATATGGTCCACACCTGGTGCCTCTGGGAAGATGAGTTCACGGTTGTTGATGGGGAGTAACTTTCCAATAGGTTCCAGGTTGTCGATTCGCTACCTTATAATAAGGACGAGAGACTTGGACCGGAGGGAGGTGATACGAAATGGTCGTAACGATTGATAAGGAACGCCGAGCCAAAGGTGAGAAGCTATTCAACGAAGGATGGCGGATCGCCAGAACCTTCCGAGTCCCGAAGCAGGGACGCCATAAGGGGTGGGTTAAACTTAAGAAGCACGGAGCGGGTGGTATGCTCCAGATCCCGCCTGAAACCGCTGAGCGAATCAAGGAGCTTGAAGAAGATGAAGGTTCTGATTCTTGACGATAACATCGACGTAGCCTTGTCAGTCTCTCAGATGACTAAGGCTTGTCTTCCTGAAGCGGAGATCCTGGTGTTCTACGATTCGCTTGAGGCGTTACGGAAGATGACCGGCGATATTGATATCTTTATCACCGACTTCGATATGCCGGGGTTGGACGGAGTAGCGATGGCGGTCAACGCTAAGACGATGAATAAGAAAACAGCGGTTGTGATGATTAGCGGATTGCCTCAGACAGAGATCGAGGATACTCCTCGACGGACAGAAGATTTTAGGTCAAGCGTCGATTGGTTTATTGCTAAGCCGGTCAACTTGGCGGACCTTCAACGGACGATTGGAGAGATAGTCGAGTGAACTACTACCAGCGAAAGAAGCGTGAGAAGCAGCTCATCGCTCTCGCCTTGTTCCTGTTCGTCTGTCTCTATATAGGATCGGAGCTATTCATCCACTACTACCTGGGACCGGAGCCATGATGGACCTTAATAAGGCTACTGGGGCCATAGCCCGTGGGCTATTTGATGCCGGCTGGAGGACTTCGATAATGTCCTGCCACGACAAGGATAACCCGATGGAGATATTTAGAGAGGTGGATGGCGAGGGTGAAGTAGATCATTGTAGTAACCTTGGGGTATACCGCGCTCTCGATGAGATGAGCGAACATGCGAGGGATGAGGAAAATGGAACCTTGGAACGATAATCGTTGGTCTGACTGTCCGGATCTCACCGAGCGTGAGGCGTATGAAGAGTTGATGGAAGAAGAAGTGAGTGACGAGGATTGGGAGGAAGAATTTGAAAGGAGGAAGGTCAAAGAGGAGGATGAGGGACGAATTGCCCCGCCTGTGGGAGCTACCCTTGTTGACGATAACTTCGGGACATACCACGATACGGATGACCCGGATGTAGTTGAGTTCTACGCCCAAGTTCAGAGGGAGAGTGTCCCGACTGAATGCCAGGGGTGTGGCCGCACTTTTAATTTGCGGCCGGGATACGGCTTCTGTAACTCGTGCGCTGATAAGCGAGAGAGAGGAATGGACTTTTGAGGGCGAGATCGGAGTTCACCCAGGGCTTCGTCGGTGCCGGCGATGAGACGTTCAATTTTATCGCTAAGTGCTGGAACGTAAGCCACGCAAGGGCGATCCTTGCGGAAGAACCTAGAGATGGCGGGCAGTATCCTCTGGTTAACGTCAGACCTTTCATCGGAGCAATCCGAGATGAGGGAAAGGAGGCGATTGAGACCGCAGACTTGGATGAGCCAATCCTTCTGGTTGCGGTCCCGTTTGAAGAGGAAGGGGATAAAGGCCACTACTTGTTCCCCATCGACGGTTGGCATCGAATCAAGAAAGCGATCGGGTTGGGACTGAAGGAGATTCCAGGCGTAGCACTAACTCTTGAGGAAAGTGAGGAGGCCACACTCTTATGAGTCTCGGATATGATCCTGAGTTACCGAATGGATTCCAAGACGCCGACTTTGAGATGAGGGAAATGGAAGCTCAAGGTCGGGAGCACAGACGGAAGGTGAACCGCTCTCAAGCCCTTCGGGATGAGGGAAAGTGGGATGAAGCGGCTGAGGCTTGCCCGCATAGCGGAGGGTATAGTAGTCCTTCCAAAGCGGCTGAGCGGGCGGATGATCCTCGGAAGGATGAGAAGGGGTTCCGCTGTGGGACCTGCGGATCGTTCCTCTCAGGAGATCCGTGGGAGGATTACACTATCATTGCAGCTTGTGAGATAGAACCTTACATCTAGGAGGAAGGTGTGTCTAAGACCAGTAGTATCTTGAGGCAGAAGGAGCTTCAGTCCCAGAAGCACGACTCAGAAATAGCCTCTTGTATCTCTGTGCTACACGACGCAGTGCTGGCAAGACTGGCTATCGACCCAGACCATCTTAAGCGAGTGATGGTTGACTTTACTCGATGTGATGATCACTCGGACGCAGTGATGTCCGTAGACTATATGCGGATGGAAGTGGCGGAATTCACTGAGAATTACGTAATATAATGCCGGCGTGTTGCAGGTCGTTTGTTTCGGGGCGGGTCCGAACCCGTAGAGTTACTGTTCGGCCTGCTACGGGGCTGCATTCGAGCTGGAATAACCGCATCATAAGGGTCGAAAGGCCGAAGGAGCGAGGAATGCCGATCAAGATGAAGAAGATCAAGTCGAGCAATATTCAGTCAGCGGGTTACGATGGGAAGAAGCACGTCATGGTGATTAACTTTGGCGGTCCGGACTACCACTACGCCGATGTGCCGGTTGAAGTCTATACCAGTTTCTGTTCCGCAGATTCCAAAGGGAAGTTCTTCCATACGGAGATCAGAGACAAGTTTGAGCATGAGAAGCAGGAGGACTAAACCAGTCAATGGTGCTTAATCGCAACTGGAAGGAAATGATGATGGAAGCTACAGAAGCCCAGATGAAAGCAATCCAGATCCTTTTGAAGCGCAACGAGAAGTTGATACTGTGGCGCCCAACGACGATGGACGCTCTGCCTGAGGGGTATATTGCGGGTGCCTACTGTATTAAGTTTGGTGATGATCCCAGGGCATGCGGGATTGATCCGGATGGCTCGGTGTCGTCATGACCCTCTATTTGGCCCAAAATCTTACTTAAGAATGAAGGAGGAAGTGGTGACTGAAGAGACGCTCCTATATGCGGCTAAAGAAGTGAAGCCGATAGCTCCTGAGATTGCAAGGAGATTGAAGAAGTTGGGATGGGGAGTATTCGCTGATACTGTGATAGCGAAAGATGGGGACGACAACAACTCTGCCGCGATAGTTCGGGATATTGATCCTTCGGTTATAGCTGAGATGAAAGGAGAAGGTGATGGCTGAGGGACCGTTTTTAGTGATTGAGGATATAGACTTGCCCTTCCCAGAGAGTCTAGGGATGCAGGTGCAGGTGACGCAAGCCTATCGGCTGACCGAGCTATTTGATCGAGTCGAAGCGGGTGAGGTAATTACGGTGTTGGTTGGTAGGACCGCAATTGGTTCTAAGACGCTAACCCTTTCACTGAAAGATAAGTAAGATGATGAGGTAAAGAAATCAATAGGACGCCAGGTGCGGATTCGTTAATTTTAAATAGGCCGGAGAAACCGGCAGAGAACCCGAACTGGGAGAAGAGAAGATGGGAAACTACGGCGTTCAAGAAACTAACCCGATCACTAAAGGCTTCCACAACGAGAAGCCAGAGGGATCGGTTTGTTGGACGGACCCGAGGCTTGAGAGTATCGAACGTCTCAGGCTACTTTCGGATCCAGGATTCCCGATGTGGGACGTAAGCTATTGTACGGGCAGGTTAAAGGACGGCACAAAAGTTGATGTCGAACTTCCGTTCGATCAGCTTCGGAAGCGCAGGAAGATCAACGCGCAGATAGTCGCTTACGCCAAGAAGGACGGTGTCTACGCCAAGCGGCTCGGAATCTTCAGCGCGATCTCGACGCTCAACTAGGGGGAGTGATGAAAGAGAACAAGGTATTCGCAGTCATATCGTATGATGGCTACCTCGGTTGTAACTTCACTCGTTACGCCAACGGGGCCGCGACAGGTTGTCGGGACTTTCCCGATGGAGAAATCACCCTCGCAACTCTCGACCGAATCAGAGATGCGATCGCAGAGCATCTCGGACTCATCGAAGGTTCCGGTCACTACAAAGAGAGTGTTGATGGATAAGATCAAGCTAGCAGGGGATTCGATCTGGTGGAATCGGAAGGATTTTGATGGGAGAGAGATAAGCAAGCAGGCAGGCAAGCCCTACCCGAAGGAAGCAGAAGTCGGTGATATGGAAGAGGAAGATAATGATCTTGGCCTCCCGAGCACGATCATAACGGTCTACCATAACCTTCCTTGGGAAATTTACACCGATACAGGATTCGCCGAGGGAGTCAAAAGACTCTGGAAGGAGAGGACTGGTGAGGATCACGATATAGATTGGACGGAGCAGGGCATGCAGAACGACTCGGTAGCAACCTTCGATATGTTGGCCAAGCAGTAAAGAAACCAATAGGAACTCAGGTGGGGATTCGTTACCTTTAAGTAGGTCGAGAGCCGACTGGGACGGACTAACTGAGAAGGAGAAAAGATGAGAGACAGGTTCGATGATATCGTAGACGCCGATATGGCGGGCGACTCAGCGAAATCTGAACTCCTGAGGGAGTTGGATCGCTTGATGATAGACCCCGATGATTGCTCTCCGGACGTTTGCCCAGGTTGCGGAGGCGAACTGAAAGAGGGAGGCGGGTATGTTGGTGAGACGGTAGTTTACTGCGACGCTGACGGTTGTAAGGTCGGAATCGTCTGGGAAGATTCGGCTGCGGCTATCGCCGCTGTCTTTTAGGAGGGAGTGATGACGGAGAGAGCGAAGAAACTGCTGGCGGGGCGTAGTCTGCCCCGCTTTGTAGAGGAATTTGCTACCTCGGCTGAGCCGATAGACGGGCACCAGGGTGGCGGCGTTCCCTACTTGAACTTCTTGGCCGACCGTATTTGGAAGTTGGCCGAGAGGATGAATGGCGATAACCCCTCTGGATATCGAATATCAAAGTATGCTGAGGGAGTAAGGCTTGAACATCAGCCAGATACGATTGAGGAAGCTACCCGGACAGTCCTGACTGATGAGGAGATGTATTCGGTTCCGTTTGAAGCCGGGGATGGACGAGGTGAAAAGAGTATCCTGGCTGCGAGACTCTACTCTTGGATGGCAGCCAGATACTATGAGGAGTGTGAATCGAAGGAAGATCACAACCTGGAAAAGATCCCGCTGGATATCGAAGTTGACGTAGGCGGTGAAGTATTCCTCGCTGTTACGCTGAAGTATGGGGATAAGTCATTCTCCTTTGAACTAGACGAGTGGTTCGCTGGCTTTAGCTATAATGGATCTCTTGATCCTAATGGCGAAACGATTGATTCGTATGATCGTTTTTGGTCCGACTACGCTGTAAGGCCGAAGGTTGATTCGCTAAAGAAGATGAGCGGAGAAGATGTTCTTAAGGCCGGATACAGCGAAGGATGGCTGAAAGAAGGAGTAGATGAATACGTGGCTATTCCTAATCCTGGAGTAGCTGGAGGCGTAACTATTGTTTCTTTGGAGGCTTAGATGGAACGAGTCGATGTGGAAGCGAAAGACTTCAAGCATCTGCTGGCCGCCTTCCTAGAGGGCCAGATGGAGGACCACGCGCCCGGTGTTTGGGTTGATATCGAAGGGAAGATTGATATTGTCCCGGCGGGGGAATCGTGGATGAGCGTTCGGTTGGACTTCGGTGATACGCCCTTTCTGTTCGAGATTGATACGTCCAAAGAAGATATCCAGATGTTCGAGGAACGGAAGGATGAGTTAGCTGAGGTAGTCCAAGCGAGGGCGTTGCTACGGGACGGTTGGCGCGCCGACGATTCCGCTGCTAAACCGGAATACTGCACTCATTCGATCTTTGACCCTAAAGGTGGCGCCTCGTGTGTGATCCCTCCGGGAGTATTTGACGAGATGGTGAAGATCCAGAATCGGGATGAGGATACCCCGAATGGCTGTATTGTCTCGGAGTCGGGTGTGAAAGTAGTTCCGGTTGTCGAGGCGACCGTAGTTGCCGCCCAGAAGCTCTATGACGAGGGATACCGCAACTACCCAGCGAGGGAAGGCTTCTGGATCTACAGGACGGATGAGAACCAGAACGACGATGCCCAAGAAATAAGCCAGGCTACCTGGAGCGCGCTACTTGCTCTGGAGGATCGACACTAGAAGGTGAGGGTGAGTAGAGATTCCAATAATCAGAAAGGAGAAGTAATGAACTGGGAACTTAACCGTAAACTGGAGAGGATAGCAGTGTATGCCGTCCTTAAGATGCTCTCGGATGATGAATGGAAGCCTTACCGCGTAGATGATGGGTGCGAAGATATCGGTATAAACAGGGTGACCGATATCCACGAGGCATATCGCGCTGTGATGGCGGTAGACGAATCGTATGTCAACCTCAAGAAGGTAACTGCTGGTGTCCCTCCTAAGACTACGATTGGTTGGGTGCGGTTCGTTATGGGTAACGACCCGGACGAGGTGGTGTGCGACTATACTACCTCAATTGAGACTCTCGACCATGTTGACGTAAAGGATCTGATTGACGAGCAGCTCGACCGTATTCTGGATGAATATTTATACGAATACTTACACAACGTAGCTTAAGGGGGTTTTGATGCAGGCAATTCTCAGTGGTACCAATGGCTAAAAACATCTTTTCCCGTAGGGAGGAAACATAGCAACCAATGGGCAAAAAGAAATTCGGGATGAGAAATGATGGGAAGGAAAGAAAGGTCAGCCCTAAAGAATGTGAGGTATGCTGAGGGAGGTGTAGGACTAAGGTGGATGACGTATACTTAATGCTATGTAGCGTATATCGTCCTATATGTAGGAGTGCGTCTATGGCGTAGGGTTACGGACTATGACTGGATGCGGTATGATGACGACTGTAATATGATCTGCCTAGTCTTTACTGCTGTAGTTATGCTCGTGGGGTGGTTAGGACTAGAGTGCCTTATGTTCCTCTCCCACTCTCCCCGCTGAATCCTCTCATTATCAATCTAGCTCCCCGCTGAATCCTCTCATTATCAATCTAGCTCCCCGCTGATGTGAGACACCGCTCGACTTCCCTCCTGGCACTCAGTCACACACCCACACTGGGTTGATTGGATGATTGGCACGATGCCCAGCTGGCTGTGTTTTCAGTCAACCGGCAGTAATCACAATTGACGTGCCTTATCAGCACCAAACCGCACCAAACAGGACTGGCCATTCAGTCAACCAGGCAAGTTTGGGTTGCTGAATGGTGAATTTAACCATCCAGTCAACCATGCAAGTCTGGGTTGTTGAATGTTGAATGGTGGATGCTGCTGGTTGTTGGTTGGGTCCGGCCCGGATGTGGAAAGGGGGTCGACCTTGGAGCTGGCCGACCCCCTTCCTGCTAGTTCTGCTTCTTCTCCCGTGGCTTACCGGGAGCTACCGCCACATAGTTCCCGTTCTCCAATCGGGTAACTACCACCCGCCTCTTCGCACGGACGACGAAATTGGCGTAGAATAGCGGGTTGGCGATACCCGCCTCGGTCAGCTTTTCGAGCCAATCGACCTTACTGATTCCCGTTTTTCCCGCGTCCTGGAGAATCTGCCAGGCTCGGTTGCGACCCTCGCTGCGCTTAAACGGTGATCGCGCGTTGTGGTACGGGAGTGCGGAACTGCCGAGACTCTCAGCGAGACTCGGAACGACCTGCGGCTGCTTCTTACTCTGGGTGCCCATATCGGACTCCTCATTTTTAGGTCTGAGGCCTATCCCCGACCTGCATTTAATATAACGGATTCGCACTGAGATTCCTAATGAAATCTTCGCTTTCAGCGAAAAAAGTTTCGCTGGATGATGCCCGATATATCAGAGATTTCAGTCAACGGGTGGCGTGGGCTGTGGTGTGCGGTGTTGTTGTATAGGGATTTCAGTCAACGCCGGGCGCTGATGTTGCGCGCGGTGTTGTATAGGCATCAAGCTGCACCAACGCGCCCCGGACATATGCCTGATGGTGGCTGATGGTGGCTGGTGGAAAAAAAAAGTTTCTGTTGGGCTAGGATTCCAGTTGTCGATTCGCTATCTTTAAATAGGTAGAGAATCCGCTCTACCTAAACGAAGGGAACGAGATGGATATCCCTATTCTTAGGGGGATCGTAAAGTCCAGCGTATTAGAGCTAGACGGTTGCGTTAACGAATACGGAGTAGAGGTTGATGTATGCTCCGGAGGCGGCCCCAACGCGGGAGGCGTTACGATCCAGCTTCGGATTCCAGATCGAGACGAAATCTCGATTAGACTTCAGAACGACGGAATCTTCACGGTAGTCGAACTCTAACCTCAACGGGCGGGACTTCGGTCCCGCCCAACGAAAGCGAGGGCGATATGGTGGATGGAGTAAAGGAAATGTTCGAGGGACTTTGCGGGTTTCTAAACGAGGTTACTGAAGGATGGTTCCTTGATATTAATCCTGTGTCGCCGATAACCGGGACTGTGACCCTTATCCCGAACGGAGAGGGATGGGTTGAGATGGTGATTTCAGTCGAAGGTAAGGAGTTTTCGGTGAAGGTGGACGCCTACGGAAAGACCGGATGTGAGTATGGAGATCCTTCCCCCGAACGTAATTGCTTTGGAGGATAGGACGAGGAAGAACGATCCGTTGACTGGGATATTACTTATTCAGTCAACGGATCGTTGTTCGAGCTGGTAGGTATTGCTGGCTGCTGGTGCGTGTTGGTTGGCTTTCAGTCAGTCAGTCAGCTTCCAGTCAGTCAGCCAGTCAGCTTTCAGTCAGTCAGTCAGAAATCACAACCGGCATAGGGTAAGCACGTTAGAAAAACTAAGTCCTACTACTTAGCCTTAAGCGATACTAAGTAGTAGTGGGAAAAATCTACCGGAAGAAAATTCTTATGAAAAAGATTAGTTTCGCTTAAGGGAAAAATCTTCCTCTACGAAAATTATAAGACGTTCTACTACTTTTCCGCTTAAAGCGAAATCTATACCTAAAAGCGAAAAAAAGGCGAAAAAAGACGAGAAAATTTTTTTTACGAAAAGCGAAAGAAAACGCTAGACTCGACTAGTTTAATACCCTAGATTAGGACCTACGAACCCTAACGAAAGGAAACGAAGAAAAGAGTAAAAAGAGTAGACTCTAGGCGAAGCGGGAACTTAGGCTTTCGCCCTTACTACCTAGAGTCCTACCGCCGGATTATCGGGATAACCCTTAAATATCCGGCTTAAAAGGTTCCTAGCTTACCGTAAAAAGCTAGACTCGATTTATTTTTTTTTACTTCTCTTTAGGAGAAAAAAATGTCTCTCGATATTACCCCCGTAGAGGCCGCCGTAGAGGTCCCCGTAGTCGGAGACTCTAAGGACGCCGGGATATACGCCTATAACCTTTTCGAAGTCGCCCGGATCGCCGTAGCGCGGCGTCCTAAAGACGCGAAAAAGGTTAAGGTAGGAACCGAAGATCGAGGCGGTTATACTAGTCCCGATCGATACGCGTCCTTCCGGCTCGCGTTTTCCCTCTCTCTAACGAATTCCGAAGCTAAACGGGTAGCTATCGTAGCGCGCTTCTCCGAGACGTTAAAGATTCGGAAACGGATCGTAGACGCCGGAATTCCCGTAGGGAAGGGTTATACCTATAAGGAACTCGCGTCTACCGCCGCCGCTCTACGCTACGGCGAAAAGTACTCCGGGTTCGTAGCGTTTCGACCTAACGGTACTCGATTCGCCGTAGCGGAAAAAAACGAGCGTTTCTTTCTTTACGTAGTAAACGCGAACGGAGAGGTCTTCCCTAACCTTCCCGAATCGCTTAAGGTTAAGGAGGTCGAGGGGGAGCTAATAAAGGTAGAGTAATAAATTCGACTCCCGGTCCTAACGGACCGGGGGTTTTTTTTTAGCCTATAGGGAAGTTCCTTCCCTTCGACTACTTAGTATCGCTTAAGGTTAAGTAGAACTAAGCAGAACGGGGTAGGGGTTAAACGCTAATTTCTTAGCTTTTAACGTCTCAATTGGTCTGCTTACATACACGTGCAATTTTTTGGTGAAATTTGCTTCAGGAGGGTGTTAGTGAGTAGCGAGGAATAAGAGGGCCACAGCACACCCAACGGTGGCGATTACCGAACCTGGCGATTCAGCAATGATGGCGATTAGCGCGTTTAGGAGTTTCATAAGTCAACATACTTTCCGATGCCAACTCTGCAAGGAGGCATCATAGGGTTGATTTTGAGCTCAAGCTGTTCGAACACTTCGTAGGCTTGAGCGTGGTTGGCCATGAGGAAGGAGACTATCTCAAGATCGGGGGTGATCTCTCTGAAGACCTCCTCAGATGGGGCCATAGCCTCAGTTGGCTTCTTACCGTGCTCCCGCATCTGTTCGATTAGGAGTATGAGTTTGTGGAGTGTAGCGCGGTTGTTTGGGGTCATAGGTCTACCTTGCTGTCATCCTTTATAGCGAATAGTCCTGCTGGCTTTGGATTTCTGAGTCGAGTGACTAACTGGACGCTATTGCCAGTGTAATAACCTCCCTGACTGATGTCGACAAATATATCTCTGTCTTCCTCATCAGTCCGGGTATGGAATCTTTTGTTTCTATTTGGGCGATGATAGTCAGGAGTGAGGCTTATCCTAAGTCCACCCTTCTCTTCGCCGGCATCCCCACTGGATGTATCTTCAATACACCACTCTGAGCCATTGTTGAGAGTGATATAGAACTTTCGACGATTCTTGGCGAATCGCTTTTTCTTGTCCTCTTGAGGCGGCTTGATGCGTCTCCTCGGGGGATTCCGACTATTGTAATGTTCACGTCTGTTCTTTTCTTCAATGCTTTCTTTGCGGTCACCTCTAACCATATCCCAAATCTTCATCTTGTTCTCCATTGAGGGTTCAAAGACTTTTTTTAGTAATTAGCTATACCATGCTGACGTCTGATGAATAGTGAAGGCCAGAGCTTTTCCAAGCCCTGGCCTTCTCAGGAGGTCCATATAGCCACGGCATTAGTCGCTTCATCCCGTAACTAAAATAAGTATACAAAGTTGTAGCTCGTGTAACGATCCGGGTCAGTCCGATGTATATTTTGTTGACGAGAACAAACCATCCAATGCTTTTAAAAAGTAGGAGAAATAATTAAGATGCTTACTTTAAAGCAAAGACAAGAGCGAAAAGCTGAGCTAAGTGCTATGAATAAGATTTATCTGGTGAATGAATTGGTTGACGCCGAAGACACAATTGCTCGCAAAGAAATGAACATCGCTGATAATGTTGATAGGTTGTCAGAATATAAGGGTAAGCTCAGAAACAATGAGCGTGTTGTTGTTACCCGTAAGAAGCGCAAGGGTGACATGGATAAAATGGCCATCAAGAAATGGAAGGAATTTACTAAACTGCAGATATGGGTTAATATCTTGGCTGCTATACCCAACATACTGGGTGCAGCAGCCACAAACGAGTACACCCATTTTATGTTGGCACAGCTATTTACTAATGCCGTTATTGGACCGGCCATTTTCTACTACCAAAAGAAGCAGGAGAGATTTGGATAGACCTAAGAAAGCTGACGGCAATGTTATTTTTTTGTTTTACCCGGCTAGGCAGTATTTATTTGACTGGTATAGGGAATCGAGACCGATGATGCCTTAAGGGTTTGGGTAATGGCTGACCTTAGCAGAAATTAAGGAAGGTGAATGTCTAGTTTGACCCACAAAAAAAAGAAAAGAAACAAAAAGACTGATCCTGGGGCTTTGCTTCGGGGTGAGCTTTCCAAGCACTTTGGCCTAGATGTTGATGAGAGAGCAAACCTTGGATCGGAAAGCGAGGCTAAACAGTTCTTAGAAGAGCAAGATGAGATTTGGGATGAATATCCGGTGACATCAAGTATCTTCTTTGAGGATTGGATTCGAGAAAAGATGTACCCAATCCAACAGGAGCTGTGCGATGCCGTGCTGGGTGTACTTCCTACAGAGTGGCCTAACGACTTTGAGGAGGCATTTGCCTTATGGGGTAAGGGGTCAGGTAAGGATAGAACGTCTGCTAAGATGTGTGTCTATCAAGGATACCGGCTGATGTGTATGAGAGACCCTCACGCCTTCTTTAAGCAGAGCCAGATAGACATCGCCAATATGTCGAGGAATTCTCGACAGGCCAAGAAGGTTTATTTCAATAACCTCAAGGAGGTGGTCCGAAGATGTTTTGATCCCGCTACCAAGAAGAATTGGTTTGAGGAGCGGGGTGTTGATCTTCGGGAGCAGAAAGATATTCAGTCCGCCGAGATCCGTTTATGTGGGGCTCACAACGAAGCCCACCATATAGAGCAGGATATAACCTGTCATTCTTTGGATTCAGAGCAGAATACGGGTGAGGGCTTTAACCTGTTCTTCTCGGTCTTGGATGAGCTTGGAGACTTTGCTGTAGGTAATGGAATAGAGCTTCACGAGGCTATCACAGAAACAACAGTCTCCCGGTATGAGGGTTATGGTAAGGTAATTGCGATCTCGTTCATGTATAATAAGAGCGACCCATTCCAAATTATCTGGGCTCAGACTAAGGGTGATCCAAAGGTCTTCCAATCTGGACCCCACGCTACATGGGATGTGAATCTTGGAAGATCAAAAACTTCATTCTCCAGACACTACAAGCGCAATCCTATTCGTGCGCGTAGAGTTTATGAATGCAAAGTGGATGATAAACGTTCAGGACTTATCAAGCTCAGATCGGTGGTGGAAAGGATTTTTAATAACGGTGATGTCCTCAATCCCGTTGCCGGTGGTTCTCCTGTCGTCGGATATTATCCTGAGATTATATCATCACCTGAGACTGTGAAGGCCTTGAGGTTTACGGAGCATTTCAAGCCTAAATCTTCCGCGTGCTATACGGTCCATATTGATCTTGCTAAGGGTAAGGCCAAAGGTGACTCCGTAGGATTCTGTATGGCTCACCCGGAGAGAATGAAAGGCTATATAGATGAGGGGATGAAGAAGCTCTGGGTTCAGATGGGGAATGCTGTCGATACTGAGGAGGAAGTATCCAAAGGCGTAGTGTTCGATCTTATGCTAGGTATAAGGGGAGCAGACGCGACTCAGGAAGTCCGGTTGGCCGAGATTCGACAACTCATCTATCGTCTCAAGTTTGAGATGAGCTTTAATATCATCAAGGTTACAATGGATGGCTACCAATCAGCTGATACGATACAGGAGTTAAATGAAAGGGGAATCCCAACCGAACTGTTATCGGTAGATAGAACTCCAGACCCTTACGAATCTCTTGTTGATTTAGCTTACCAGGGGCTTGCAAAGGCTTACCCTCATGTTGTTGCCCTAAGAGAGCTAGATGAGGTCGACAATGATGGTAAAACAGGCAAAATCGACCATCCTGCCCTGTCTCTTGTCCGAATGGCAGAGGAAGGGTTTGAAAAAGGTAGCAAAGATGTTTCGGACGCTATGGCGGGGGCCAGTTATACGTGTATTAGGGACATTCCACTTGATTCGGGTGTCTTCTTTGGATAAGAGGGGTTAAGAGCATGGAAGAGATAGAAGTCAAGGATGAAGATTGTGATTTAATAGGTGATGGGAGTGAAATATTTGATGCTCAGGCCGAAATAGATAAGATTTCAGCTGAAATTGATCCAAAACAACTTAAAAAGCCAGAAAAGAGATCAAAAGAGATAGATTGGCGTGATAAATACCGTGCAAAACGGTATTTGGCTCGTTCTAAGGAGTATTTGGCTACTAAATGGGTTGTTTTGCGCAGAAACTGGCTCAACTTACCGGGTTTTGCGGCAATTTTCACCAATACGCTTAGTGTTTTCACAGTAATAATGATGGGCCTTGCAATGTATTATTCGGTAGGCCACCTCAGGAACGGGGCTAATTTCACCCTTATTATTGCGGGTGCGGTCCTAATTGGTGTTATCGGATGGACTAATAGTAGGATTGGTGATGCCCCGAATGAGAAAGACGACAGCCAATAAGAGCACCCATTAGCAGGAGATTGCTCAATGGAGCGCGGCCTTCACGACCACGATATATCTGGTAAAAAACCATCTTGTATCCAAAAAATAATAAAAACAATCCTTAAACCATTCATCATGTTGAAAAATATATTAGATGGTAATTGGTGGGCAGAAAAGATTGCAAATAAAACAGGCATATATGATATAGCAAAAGAATCAAAAATACGCTTGTGGGCTTTAGGACTAACAGGATGGCGTTACTGGACATATCAAATAGGTGGTGGCATACTGTTTGTTATAATAATAGAGACTATATTAAACCAAATCAATCTTTCTATATTACCATGGAGATGAAGGCAGCAGCCAAGGCTAATTCTGACACCAAGAGATAGGCAATGGCTCTACAAACACTTATATTTGATTCCTTTATAGCTATTCCGCTAAATCAGAGACACGCCTTCCCTTCTATTGGTGTCAAGAAGAGGGCACAGGGAAAGTCACTCAAGGATGGCGGGGACAAAAGAAAGTGAAGCAATGTCTTCCGAGAATGGTCAAAATGCTCCAATCACTCGTCGAGAAGGAGATAGAATATGGAAAACTGTCGACGAGCTCAAAAAGGAAGTAGTAGACAGGCATGATGACGTTCGTGAGAACTTCAGATTGGTGTTTAACAAGTTAGATAAAGTCAGGAAAGAGTTCTCGCGCTGCCCGATTTATGCTAAAACCTTAAATGATGTCGAAGAACGCGTTGGTGAGCTTGAAGGTGAGTGCAGTAAGATGAAGGTTGAGGTTTACGGAAATCAGCAAAATAGGTTCTCGAAAGGTCTGGGGGTATTTACTCAGACTGTTACAGTTTGCGCTGTTTTGATAGGCGGCGTCTGGTTCTTAATCACGAAAGTAGCCCAATGATTTCCCTACTGAAAATCGCTACCAATCGGGGCAGTAAACCGGGGAGCAAAAAGAGCTTCCTTTCTGAAGATGACGCTTCAATAGGCTTGGGCTCAGCAGGAGGAAAGCTATTAGGGAAGTCCAAAGGCCTCAGGTCTGACCAGATGTGGAAGATGTATGAGCGGAATATCTGGGTCAGATCCTGTGTGGATCGGATTGCCAAGAAGATTGCTGCCACTCCTCCTATTATAAGAGGGTTTAACAAGAAGGATGCTAATACCTCTTTGACGAGTCGTCAGAAGCGACAAAAGGAACGTTTGGAGGAAATCTTTGAGAATCCTAATAACAATGATCAGAATTGGTCGAACTTCCGTGAGGTATCTACAAAGGACATCTTGATCTACGGGCATACTGGGGTGGAGTTAGTTCCTGATCTAGTGTCTGGTGAGATCGTTGAGGTATATAACGTCACCGGATCAGAGATTCGACCCAATTTTAACTCTAGGGGTCAGTTTAAGAATGCTCAAGATGCTTACCGACAGTATCAGCGCGGTTCTGTAGTAGCCAAATTCCCCAGGGATGAGTTTCTTTGGATGCGTGGAGAGTCGGTATCACATTCAGTTATGCCTGTCTCTCCTCTTGAAACTTTGAGACAAACGGTGACGGCTGAACTTTACGCCTCCCAGCATAATCTTGATTTCTTTGCGAATAACGCCACCCCGCGATTGGCAGTCATGTTCGACAATGTCGGACAGGGCCAGGGTGCTGGTGCTCTTGATAGAGCTAAATCTTGGTGGAATCGGGAACTTCTTGGACAGCCCCACAAGCCGATCTTTATGGGATCTGAACAAGGCTCGGTTAAACTTGAGACGCTTAATGTAAATAATCGGGATATGGAGTTTCAGGCCTATACTTCGTGGCTGTTGATGAAGATCATGGCGGTCTACCGTTTACAGCCTGTGGTTCTAGGAGTTATATTGGACGGCAACCAATCCAAGTTAAATTCCGCTCAGCAGATCCAGCTGTTCAAGGAGGATGCGCTTAAGCCCCAGCTTGATCTGTTCCGTGACGCCTGGACAACTAAGGTGATCTGGAATGCCTTCGGATATGATTCCTTATTCTTAGAGTTTCAGGGATTTGATCTCTGGGATGCGCAGGAGAAGGCGATCTGGCACGAGAGGTATCTGAGATCTGGAGTCTTTACGATCAATCAGGTTTTGGATGAACTCGGAATGGAGCCTGTGCCTTGGGGTGATGTTCCTTACATAGCCTCCAATCTTCAGGAATTAGGCGGGGAGGAAAACAGGACTGGGGATGCTGAGTCTTCTCCGCCATCGGCTGATTCTCCTTCATCTGAGACGGATGCCTCTAGGGAAGGTGATGCCAGACAATCAGCTCGTAAGTCTATGGCTGCTTCTGCTTCTTTGAGAGAGATAGGGGTGAGTGAGTCTCAGCTGAAAGAAGCCGGTTTGCGTCTCAGGAAGCAACACGGTAGTTTCCATGATAGGCTTATCAGTTTTCCTAAGTCGATGACCGCATAATACAACTCTCTTAGTTTGATTTGAAGAAGTAACGCAAATTGCGCTGGTATACTGGATCATCGAGGCAAAATTTATGAACATCCCAGATACAGCACCAGAGGGCGTCAAGATCGCGTTCCGTAAAGGCGGATGGGGTGCCGTTGAAAGGAAGTATCGGGTCACTCAAAAGAATGAGATGACTCATTTTCTCAGGAGAAAGACTGAAGTTCCTTTGCCAGGAGAGGGCTATACGAATCAAGCAGACCTTCCTGATGATGTTCAGGAGTTGCCCGGATCTGCAACCCTATATTGGATGGAGTGTTATAACTTTGCTCTGAGTCATCACTATCCTGAGAAAGCTAAGGACGCGGCTTGGAAGGCCATTAAAAAGCGGTATTACAATAAAAAGGGTGCTTGGAGGATGAAGATGGAGAATTTGGAGAAAGTTGGCTCATTCAAGGCGAGTATGATCGCCAAGGTTCGTAAGGTTGAGAAAGATGGCGAGCCTGATCAGTTCTTTATAGAGGGAAAAGCCTCAGATACTTCGATTGATCTGGAAGATGATCGAATGGGTCCAGAGTTCATCAAGACGATGCGGGAAACTGCTGTCGGCCTCAACCTTTATGTGGATCACGATCATACGCTCGACAAGACTATCGGAGTGATAGTCGAATCGGATGGTGATGATGACAACTTCTTCATCAAGGCACGCCTTGAAAGTCCTGAGAGTAATTCTCATGTAGCTTCGATTATCAGCAAATCCGAAGCGGGTATTCAGATCGGCTTTTCTATTGGTGGTCGAATCCTTAAGGCTGTAAAGCAGCACGCTGAAGAGATTGGTAGAGCGGTCCGCACAATCGTTAAAGGCGTCTTAGCGGAAGTATCTGTTACCACAATGCCTGCCAACCCCAACGCTAGAACTTCTTCATTATCTCTCGCAAAGTCACTACACGGTGCACTTGATGATCTGGAAGAAGATGGGACCTTTGATCCCGATGACGCAGAGATCATCAAGATCCTAGAAGAAGTATTTGAGATGGATCAGGTTCGTGCTGCTTTGAGTCGGCTGACCTGGTCGTTTATTGACCTTACGCTGGATATTGTCCACTCTGACGATCTCGCTCCTGGTGCCAAGCAGGACAAGATTATAGAAGTGTCGAGTGAGTTCGCTACGGCAATATCTTCACTGTCCACCAAATTAGCAGATTTTATCGCAGGACAAGATGACTTCCTGGAGGCAAGCGAGGCCGCTTAGCATACCCAGGTTGCAAAAGGAGGTGAAAACGTGACAGATAAAACCAAACAGAGCTTGGCTGATTCCATCGGGTCGATGATTACGAAAGCAATCGCGACAGGGGAAGTGCCTGAGGAGGAGACTCCGAAAACTGCCTCAACCGAAGAAATCACCAAGTCCGTGACCGAGGGTGTTCTGGCCCAGTTGGCAGATAGTCCGGTTTTTAAGGCGATTGCGGGAGCGCAGACGCCGGCAGAACCAGATCCGAACGCTGACATTAAGAAGTATGTCCGGCGTTACGTCCGTAAAGCGGTCCAGGAGGCTTCTGAAGTCCTCAGTATCGAAATCATCAAGGGTGTTTCGACATCTGTGATGGAAATGTTCGGTGGCGAGGAGCAGATCAAGAAACTGAATAAGATCGGCTCTAAGCTCAAGGTTGTCGGGACCAAGAAATCTCAGGCCCCGGTTGACGATGGTGAGGATGACGGCGAAGAAGATGAGGTTGTCGAGAAGAAGTCCAAGAAGTTTGCCAAACGAGATGCTCGTAGGGAGTCCGGTAAGCGTGGGACTGAAGAGCAACTCGATAAGCACTTGGGCAAGATGGCCAGAGAAGCGTTGAAAGGCTAATCCTGCTATGGGGCAGGTAGTATTTCCTACAGCCGTTACGGGCTGAGAGTCTGATCCGGAAAGGTGGTGTTTCAAAATGGATGAAGATGTTGTCCTAGTGCTCGGTGATTTGGATGATGCCCTCGAAAAACAGCAGTCTACGACTGCTGGTGTCGGTGGTGACTTTCTTCCGGTCCCGTTGGCGAATACCTTTATTGATCTCGTAAGAGATCAGAACTGGGTCCGCCAACTGGTCCAGACCGTGCCGATGGGCTCCAAGACCCTTGATTTCCCAAAGATTCTAACAGGTCCGTCAGTGTATTACGAGTCAGCTGAGAATGCGCAGGCAGTAGAAACAAGCATGACGACTGGTTCGGTGCGTCTGACAGCCAAGAAGCTCTTTGCGCAGTTAAAGGCGTCTGAGGAACTCTTTGAGGATGCTGCGTTCGATATGGATACGATCATCCGACAGCATTTCGTGAATTCCCTGGCTGATGCCGAGGAAGAAGCGTTTGTTGACGGTGAAACTACCCATACCGCCTCAGCAGTAACCCCAGGAGCTGCTACGGAGTCCAATTGGTATACGAAAGATCACCGTCTGATTTTCGACGGGTTGGCTACACTCTCGACTGCCTCAGGGGCTGCAACGGGTGTCAACGGCGCAGGTGCGTCGATTACTTCCGCTATGATTAGGGAAGCAATCTACAACCTGGGCGTTTATGCGCGTTCAATGAAGGATGTGGTTGTCCTTCTTAACCCTTGGTCGGCGAACGAGCTTTTGGATGACGCCAAGCTCGTAACTCTCGACAAGTATGGTTCCCAGGCGACGATTTTCACGGGAGAAATTGGCCGGCTGTACGGCCAGGCACGCGTTCTGACCTCGCCGTATCTGGCAGACGGTAAGGGTGTGTTCTTCCACCGGGGTAATCCTCTGATTGGTGACCGCAGACTTGTGCGTCTGCGCGGTGAGGATGTTATTGAGTATGATCAGCGAAGGCTGGTGATCTCAGAGCGTCTTGACTTCGTGGTGCAGTATGCTAACGCCATCGGCGAGATGTTTAACTTGGATCGTCCTGGATCTGGCTCCTAACCATTAGGTTAAGACCAGACCTAAATGAAGGGGGCGGGGCTTTGGCCTCGTCCCTTTCATTGTATATAGTCTTAAAGGAGGTAGTTGGATGAAAGAGGTATTTAAAAGTAAGACAGATGGAGAGCCGAAGCCGATCAAGAAAGAGATGATAGGCCAACGGACCCCTGAAGAGAAGAAGCGCAAGAAAGAGACAGAATTGAGGAAGGGATGTTTGATATATTAGGTGCAGTAAGCTCTATAGCGACAGGAGGATTAACTGGACTCATCGGGTCCGGTATTTCGCAGTTTATGGAGCACAGGAAGCAAAAGACTGAATACGCCCATCAGCTTGCTTCTCGTAGACTTGATCTAGAGATAGTTGAGAAGAAGGCAGAGCTTCAGATCAAGGTAAAAGAGACCGATGCGAATATCGCGCTTGAGATTGAGGCTGGAAAAGATTTTAGGAACTCATTTGATAACGATAAGGCTAGATATGTTGATTCTAGTCGGACTGGTGCTGTTGTTAACTTTCTTCTAGGGTGTGTGGATGTAATTAGAGGGATGATCAGGCCAGTAGCTACTATTTTCTTCAGCTATTTGACCTATTCTATCTCAGACTCCCTTTTGACTCTATTAGGGGGAATTGATCAACTTCCCAGAGAACAATTAGTTGATCTCCTTAATAGAGTCACCCAAACAATACTGTATATCGCTACGACTTGTATTTTATGGTGGTTCGGAACTAGGCCACCAAAGATGAACCAATATACCGGAGGTGTCTATGCCGCACAGCGTGGCGAAGCACAGCGTTCTGGTTGACCCCACATTTGTGTAGTTTTCGTCGTTAAGAGTAACGCCTAATCAGGAGTCAAGATTGTGAATAAGTTTGAAGGTAAGAATTTTGTGAATCCGGGCAATGTTAAGATTGATGATCCCAAGGCCGCGATTGCTATCGAAGCTCAGATCCTTTCGGATTTGATTATTGATCGAAAGCAAACCGGCCATGAATCATTGGGTGATAAGGATGCCCTGATCCAAGTAGCTCATGATGTTGATTGGGTTACTCTCCGAATAGCCAAGAGGCTTATTAAGGAGGCAGGACCACGAAAAGCTATCGCGCTTGCTCAACTAGCGTCAGGGAATCTCTTTACTCCGCATAACGAGATACGGACGATAGAGAGAAAGCCCGGGAAATCATGTGCATTCTTCTCTGACGGTCGTTCCTTCTATACGGGTGGTCGCTACAGCGTTTTTATGCACGCCGTCTTACTGGCCGAGGTGATGAATGTCACTTGGCTGACTGATGAACCCCTTCCGTTTGAGTCAGACTTCCCAGATCATAAGGTCAAGGTCATTGAAGACGCTCGGATATTTGAGCGGAAGATGGAGGATCTTGGTGTTGACTTTGTAGTTGGACTCCCCAATCTATCAGGACAAGCTGCAGCCGCTTATTCGGAGCAGTTCAAGATCCCCTATTATTTGGTGATGTTTGAATCGCCGAATTTCATCAAGGAGTTCAGGAGTGATGGGGAAGATGCGAAGGAAACCTACTGGACTGACTATAAGAAGTGTATGCGTGGTTGCGACGCTGTTATCGCTCATAGCAATGTTAGTGCGGACTTTACTCGTGATTGGCTCTCTGACGGAGAAGGTAGACTCCCTCCAGTCCGAGTAACTCACCCTACGTGGAATAAGACAATACTTGACGCTGAACTGTTTAGCCAGCTCAAACCTAGAGAGGGTGTGGTAATTTGCTCCCGCTCTGCTCCGTTCAAAGATCCGTATGCTCTGCTAGTTGAGCTGGATAAGATAGGCTTTAAAGAGCGAGTGGTAATAATCGGAAAGACTTGGAAGACAGATCGTTACGAGAAGGATTGGTCTTTTGAGTTGATCCTATACGGGACTATCTCAGATACTAGAAAGTTCTCGTATCTGAAGCAAGCCAAAGTTCTCGCTATGCCCTCCCAATTTGAAGGATTTGGGATGCCTCCAATGGAGGCACTGGCGTGCGGAACTCCGGTGATCGCTTATGATCTGCCCGTTCTTAAGTCGATTTATGAAGGGGAGATTGTCTACACCCCTATAGGTAATGCTGGTTTGATGGCACGGCGTATAGTAGAGGCGTGTGATCCTGAGATCAGAGACATACCTTTCCAATCAAAGCCAATCCTCAAAAAGCTCTCCCCGCGTAGTGCGTTAACTTCCCTAAAGCGCGCCTTCCCAGGCCCATTAACACTTGGAGTAGGCATTATTGCCTACGATATAGGGGATTGGGTAGGAAAGGCAATTGAGAACGCCGCCCAGTATGCTGACGAGGTCTATATTGTCCACGGACGGTGCGCTGACTTCCCTGAAGCTCCTCACGGAGACCAGCATACGATTGAGGAGATTGAGCACGCCATCTCTCAGATAGACGTTCCGGTGTTCTTCCATCGGCTGGGAGAGCATATCCCTCCGACTAAGGTTGCTCTCCAAAACTTCATCGCCGAACGGGTTGAGACCGACATCTATATGAAGCAGGATGCGGATGAGTTCTGGCATCCAGAAGATGTTCAGAAGGCTCTGGAGATGTTCGTTGAGGATGAGGAATTGGACATCATCCGAGTGTCCTGGCATCACTTCTGGAAGAATTTGAAGCAGGTTACTTGTGATGCCGGAGGTCAGTGGACGAATAAGCACCCTCGCTTCTGGAGATGGAACTCAGGGTTCTCCCATACCTTTACCCATAACAACTTTGTCGACGCAGATGGTATAGAAGTCAGACCACCGGACTATCCAGAGGTTGTAACAGACCTAACCTGCTATCACTGCGGGTATGCTCGGGGTGAAGAGTATGTCCAGCGCAAGATCGAGTTCTATCGGGATAGGGGAATTGAGAAGGATGTTAAAGATACCTATACCGATTGGAAGCCTGGAGATCGGACTCAGCCTACCCAGCACGCTAATGTGAATAGCTGGGTCGAGCCGTTCAAGGGTAAGTTGCCGGAGATCCTGAAATGAGGATTTGTATAATCAGGAACAATAATCCGGGGCACGTCCAGATAGCAGATATGCTCTGGAGGTCAGCCTTAAGACTAGGGCATACTCCTGTTCTTGCCGGGGCAAATGATATGTCCCCAAGACCAGCGGATATGACCATCCTAGTCAATATCGTCCCTAAAGCTATGGCGGCAGTCAATAAGGCTACTGGGACTCTCGGCAGGATACGTAATAAGGTGTATATCAATCTTGAGAACTTGCCTTTTGCCGAGGGCAGTGGTCAGTTCGAGAGATACAGGATCAAAGAGTTTAACGCCCAGATAGAGATTTTCAATCCTGGCTGCGTAACACTCTGCGACCCCGGAGTGTATGATCGGGTGTCCCTTAAGAAGCTAGGCGTGATGATGCCTCGCCAGTTCTACGATAAAGGGTTCTTGTATGATCCAGACTTCCATAGGGATCTAAGGATGCTTAAGGATTTGGGAGCTTGTTTTATAGGGAGCTTGAGCGAGGACAGGAAAGAGAAGTTGGCGTCTATTCGGAAGGTGAATGTCTTTCGATCCTGGGGGTATGAGAAGGTATCCTTGATGAACCGACACGCCATCTCCCTGAACTTCCAAAAGCGGGATGAGCACAACTTCAAGACGTATAGGGCAGTAGACGCGATAATGTGTGGGTGCCTGTTCTTAACAGAGCAGGATGACTTCCATACTACTTTCCCTGATGATTGTTATGTCTCAGTCCCGATAGAGGATATGCCTGAGGCGGTGGAGTATTATCTTGAACACTCCAACGAGAGGGAAAAGATAGTAGGTTTGGCCCAGGAGTTCATCAAGAGTAATTTTGGAGTAGACCAGTATCTAAGTGGACTAGTAGAGGAATTTCAAGATGCCTGATAAAGTTGATGGCTTGCGGGATATAGTGAATAATCTGAAGAAGAAGGATCGAGACTCCACTATCTTGTTCACCGAAGAAGAGATCATGGAGATTCGTCACGGTCAATCTTCAGAAGAGGACAGGAAAGCCTTGTTTGATGCCGTCAGGGAGAGGCCAGGATTCCAAGCTCCTGGAGCAGCAGCTCACGCCAGCAGACCGGAGATGATCGCTAGAGAAGGGCAGGAGAATATGACTAGTGATCAACTAGCTGATCTCCTTATGCTCAAGCTACAGGTAACTCCTCAGCACAAGATACCTTTCACGGGGACTAAGGTCAATGTCAATAGTTGGTCTAACGCGACTAGGACATTCAGATGTTGGGGAGACTACTGGGCCTGGATGCAATTGGGTCGTGCGTTTACTGAATTGGGCTACCATTTTAATGTTGATCCTGGGATCTCTGACGTCACAGTGTATCTGAGGGGCGGTCGATTCAAGACCGACGATCATTGGCAGGTCCCAAATCGGATCAACCCAAATACCCACAATATTGTCTGGATCTATTCTCATCCGGACGACATATCGAGTCTTGAGCTTCGGGACTACGATGAGGTATGGTGCCTCTCCCAGAAAATGGTCGATCAAGTTCAGGCTTACGGGCACAAGGGATTAGTTGAGACTCCTATTACTTCGTGCACAAACATGGTGGAGCCTTCTACAGTCGATGACCGCTTCGACGTAGTATTTATCGGGAATGCCCGAGGTCAGACAATTAACGAGGATGGTAGGGACGTCATCCAGATGCTGAAGGATCGATCGGATCTAAACGTAGGCATCTACGGGATGAAGTGGGATCTCCCTCATCTTAGCTGGGTAGTAGATCGAGGATGGTGGCAGGGTGACTACTACGCCTACTACAAGCTACCAAGACTCTACAGCGGAGCAAAGGTAGTCCTGAATGATACTCACCCCGATATGGCTAGGTTCGGGTTCATCCCGATGAAGCTATTCGATATCATTAGATCAGGTGGATTCCCGATCACGGACGGCATCGCTGGTCTTGAGGAGAAGCTCCCAGAGATAGCTGTCTATGAAAGCAAGAAGAATCTCAACGATCTGATTGACTATTACCTGGAGGAATCAGACGAGCGGACTGAGAGACAGCGCGATATGTGGTATCGTATCAAGGATGATACCTTTACCGCAAGAGCAGCAGAAGCAGTCGAGAGTTCTCATTACGAGGGATGGAAGTCAAGAGAGTCAGTATCGCAGGAGATGTTCGATGTCCACCGAGTTGAAGCTTGAGGTAGGGTGCGGCGGTAGATTGCCTGGAGGCTATATCGGAGTAGATATAGTCCAGACTAAGGCAGTCAAAGGGAAGCCGTTTATCTATGGTGAAGCTGCTAAGATACCGTTTCAAAGCGGGACGGTAGATGAGGTATCCTGCTGTCATATGGTAGAGCATCTTGACCCTAGATACTTTGTGAGTTGTCTACTTGAATGGCGTAGAGTTCTGAAGGTAGGCGGGGCGTTGGTTATCCAATGCCCTAATGCTATTGTCTACCTAGAGGAACTTCTTGAGTTCTTTAGAGATGGTGGATTACCTCGCGCACCACGGCTAGAGCCGCAGAGGTATCCAGATGAGATGAAGAACCGACCGTATGAGATGTGGCCTATAATCCAGGTCACCGGACTTGCTTCGATAGGAGACCATATGGTTAATCGGAATCACTTCTCTATAGAGCATCTGAGATTCTACGTCGAGATATACGGTGGCTTTGAGATAAAGGAAGCCAAAGTCAAAAGGACTAGGCAGAGTCACGGAATCGAACATCGACCTGACGGAGATTTAATTGTCCGAGGAACAAAAAGATGATCAAGGTATTCTATGTAGACGCTTTTGCCCAAGAGAGGTATTCAGGCCCCTTTAGGCTCAAAGGATTCGAGTTGGCTAAGTTCGATGCGGTTGCGTTTGATTACCGACAGATCGGATATACTCACGGGGAGCTAGGGCTGAATCACTCTCTACTCAATTCTTTGAGGGTTTTCAGACCGGATGTTATATTCGTCAACAAGGGGCACTTCGGGATTAATCAGAAGGTGCTAAGGCAGTTCCTTGACGATAATCCTCATACTATGCTCATCACTTGGACCGGAGATCAGCGCGGGACGGTAATGGATGAGGTAGTTCCCTGTGCTCAACTCTCTCATGTCCTTGCCCATAGTAATGACGATCCTAAGTTGGCTAAAGGGTATAATGAGGTGGGCGTCCCTAACGTAATAGAGCATCATTGCGCTACGGACGTTGAGGTGTATAAGCCTCACGATGCCTGGCCGCAATCAATGGAAGGAGAGGTATCCTTCTTTGGCAGCCAATACGGGGCGTATCCTCTTAGCGGGTTCAGGGATGAAGTCCTGAAAGCTGTTGATAAGGAGTATGACCTAAAGCTGTATGGAGGAAACTGGGAGAGGGTGTTTCCGGGCAAGCTGACTAGCCAAGCCCATCGAGATAGATACGCTTTGGCTGCCTCCGGCTGTAATATCCAACTCTGTGTCAATGCCTTCAATAATATCCACCGCTATACGTCGAATCGGGTATGGAACGCTTTGGCGTGCGAGAGGCTTGTTTTACAGCACCATTTCGCCGGGGCTGAGTCTTTATTGGGTCCAGGTTGTGAGAATGTAGTATACTTCCAAGATACTGATCAGTGCCTGGCGCTTATTGACTACTATCTGGCCCATAAGGATGAGGCCCAGGAGATAGCAGCCAGAGGCAGGAAGTTTGTTGAGGAGGCTCATACCTACTACCATCGGGCTATGGAGCTAAAGGATATATACGACAAGTGGATGGAGGATGATGCCTGGTCCTTCAACAGGAGGGGATAATGCCTGATGCTTTTTGGCAAACTCCGGAGTTTCTGGAATTCTTGACTAAAGGTAAGGTTGAGAAGACCAGATATAATCTGAATGTGGATGATCTATCTCCTGCTATACCAAGGAAAGAATCTACAGACATCCTATTCAAGCTATTCAAGCTATACCCCGGTTTAAAGGTGGATGCCTTTGTAATCCCTGACTGGAGAGGCGAGGCCTGTGTTAAGGACTACCCTGGTTGGATACAGGAAGTCAAGACCCTGGTCGATATGTTCGATCTGAGGCTCCACCACCACGGGCTTAACCATGATTTCAATCAAGGCTTTAGGACAGAGTTCTCGGATAAGTCAATAACTGAATGCGAGGACATTATAATAAAGGCCGTAGAGGTCTGGAGCAAGGTAGGGTTGGATGTAGGGATGGAAGTCTTCAGGTCACCTAGATGGGTTAGCAGCACGAACCTTTTGGATGCTTGTAAGAATCTAGGGTTCAAGATAATTGGCCTAAATTGGAGGCAGCATCCGGCAGAAGTATGGAAGAGGGGGATGGATGTAGTATATAGCAATTTCTACTACGCCAATACCCCGACCTACCCAAGCGGCAAGGCTAAGGATAAGGATCTCCACCAGTTATGGTCTGATTTCTCTAACGAGAGGATCTGCCACGCTCACTTCGGGCATCTAGGATACGATGCCTTGAGGAAAAGAGTAGACAACACAAAGGTGGACATAAGAGATATGATCCTTTACGGGGCAGACTACGTGTATCTGGAAGAAGCAACTTCTTTCCGAGAGGTGGTGAAAAATGCAAATCCCGCTGTTCAAGCCGCATGTCAACCCTAAAGCCCTAAAGGGATTAGCCGATATATTTGAGTCCGGTTGGACGGGTCTTGGCCCAAAGACTGAGGAGTTTGAAGAGGCTTTCTGCGAATATACCGGGGCTAAGTATGCGGTAGCTGTCAACTCGTGTACAGCAGCCCTACACTTAGCCTTAATTTGCGCTGGATCAAGGGATGAAGAGACAGTCATATCAACTCCTATGACTTTTGTTTCGTCCAATGAGGCTATTAAGTATACCGGGGCATACGTTGATTTCGCAGACGTATGTTCTGAAACGCTTAGTATGGACCCCAAATCTTTACAAAAGATGTGCGAGGATCAAGGGCCACCGAAGGTTGTAGTTGTAGTCCACTATGGTGGCTCTCCGGCAGAAATTGATTCTTTTTCTAGTCTCCAAGATCAATACGGCTTCGAGATTGTATGGGATTGCGCCCATGCTATGGGTGCTTCTCATAGGGATAGGAAGCTGGGATCTTTTGAGAAGTTTGCCTGCTTCTCTTTTCACGCGGTAAAGAATCTAGGGATTGGTGACGGAGGGATGATAGCGACGAATGATCAAGAGGTCTATGAGCGTCTCAAGCGTCTAAGATGGATGGGCGTTGATAGCTCGACTTACGAAAGATCCTCAAACGGAAAGTATAAATGGTTGTATTCCGTAGATGAGTTGGGGTATAAGTATCACATGAACGATATCATGGCTACGATTGCTTTGGCTCAGCTTAAGGATCTAGAGTGGCAAAACGAGAGGCGCAGGAATTTAGCCCTCCAATACCAGCATTTTCTCGTAGACCAATGGGCTTCTAATGGGGATCTGCAGATCGTTAATCCTTATAAGTCAGATAGGGAAAATGCCCAGCACCTGTTCGTTATACGGGTGAAGAAGGGGGCAAGGGACGGCTTACATAACTATTTGGCTAAAAGAGGGATCACTACCGGGGTCCATTATTACCCGAACCACCTATACAAGATGTTTTACGGGCAGTACCAGTGCCAGCAGGCTTGCTTGGCATTTGAGGAAATCCTTAGCCTACCGATGTATTGGCAGATGGAAACTGAGGAGCAGACTTATGTTTGCGAAGCAATTAAGTCCTATTTTAACGCTGTCTGATAAGATGGCGATTAAAAATCTTGTTCCAAAGGAGCAAGATAAGGTTCCTGTAACTCAACTTCGATGGATGATGGATCTGAGGAATAGGGATCAGGGCGTCCGGGATGCTCTAGGGATAGAGGGGCAACAGACTTGGGAAGAGCAATTGGCTTGGTACAAGGGTTTCATCTTCGACCATAAATCAGCTATTTATATGATTCACTACGGCAGTAATTTTGCCGGATACTTGAACTTTACAGCTCTTGATCTAAAGGGAAGGCACACTGAGATAGGGATTAAGATGACTGAGGCCTACCGGGGACAGGGGATAGGGAGGCAAGCCTTCGAGTTCTGGTGTGATATGCTTACCAAATACTATAACCTGAATAAGCTCTACCTTTGGGTAAGGGAGCATAATTTACCCGCAATAGGCTTGTATGAGTCTATGGGTTTTGTTGAAACAGGGCGCCACAAGGCTCACTTTTATGATGATGAATCAGGTCATTGGAGCGATTATATCTTAATGTCTCTGTACCATATTCTCTTTACGCCTTCAACTATAGAGAAGAAGGATGGTTGATTCTATCCAAGGTTGTTGGTATAAGTTAGCGACCGAACTATTTCAGGAGAAATGTGATGCCCTACGCTGTAGCAAATGACGCCGCGTCTCTTGCTGGCCTACAGGCTGGTGATGTAACAGCGGCCCACGCAACCCTAGCAGACGATATCGTTGACTCTCTGATGAATAGGGTGCCGGATGGTTTTAATCAAGTCACAGCTTCTGCGGAGTCACACACAGTGCGTATCGCTGGAACGCGTGAGCTTCTATTAAATCATCATCCGGTGATTTCTATTACTACGGTGGTAGTGGACGCCAGGGCTTCTAATCCTACCACTCTAAATTCGGGTAACTATAGAGAGGAAAATGGAATCCTCAAGTTAGTTACCCCGGCTGCGGTGAACGCAGGGATAGAGTGGGTTTCTTCATGGCCAGTTGGAATCGAGCAAGTTGATGTCACCTACGAATACGGATATTCGTCAACTCCTGCTCTGATAGTCCAACTGGCTAATATTATCGCCGGAGAGATTGGCAAGAAGGCTAATCAAGCAGCCAATCAGCCAGCCTCCGGAGCTTCAAAAGTCCGAATCGGAGACTTTGAGGAGCAGTATGCGTCCGGATCAATGGACGCTATTACTCAAATGCTTACTGAAACAGGCAAGGTAATCCTTGCTCAAGCGAACTTAATTTATCGGGAGTATCGCTACTGATGGCTATCCAGATCCCGACAATATATCTGAATCGGATAGCAACAATTACACGACCTGCCGATCCTTCAACTGCTGATGCTTCTGGTGTGATCGGAGCACACACTACTGTTTCATTGGTTGCTAAGATAAGGATCTACCAGAACGATGATTATGGAGGTCGGACTGGTAAGATTGAAGAACAGGGTGTTGTAGCTGCTTCCTCGCATAAGGCGGTAGTTGGTGCGAACGAGGATGTATTAGCTGGAGATACGCTGGTAGATAATGCTACAAGTGAGTCCTTTTCAATTAACCTAGTAGATAGTCAGCCAGCAGGATACGTAGGCTCTCATAAAGAGATTTGGCTGACTTCGTCAGAGTATAAGTAATGGCTTCTAACAGACACATCTTTAGTGTAAGGTGGATAGGCATACCTAGCGCAATTATTAGCTTCCAGAATGAATTTAACGCAATTATTCGTGAAGCTAGGACAGTTGTGAAGAATACAGCTAACCGGACAGCTAGGAAGTCAGCTACTGCTCTTAGGCGAGGCAGGTATAAGGCGTATCAGTCAGGGAGACTTGCTAGTGCCCACTCGGTTGCTGAAATGATGAATACAAATACGATAAAGACATATAGGGTTGCTAACACCTCAGACTACGCTCTGTTTATTCATAACGGGACCAAAAGGATGGCTGGTAGGCCGTGGCTCCGAGGAACGCTGAACGGAGAAATACCTAAGTTTACTAAGGATATCAGGGCTGTGGTTGCTCGTAAGAAGACAGTTGAGGTTGGGTCAGCACCTTCGTTATCCTTTACGGCTGGAAGGTAAGAGATGCCAGCAATTGCCCAAGATGATTATTTAATACAAGCCGCAATAGCCTATCTTCTGGCTGATGCGGATGTTTCTGGTATAGTAGGAACGGATGTATACCAGAAAGATACGGAACTCGTTGGGGTAACACCACCTTACGTGACCGTGGGATTCGATTTTGAATCCAAAGTTTTAGGAATCTCGTCAAATAGGGGAACTTTCACGGTGATATGCTGGTATGCGGATAGTCCGTCTACCAACATCACACTACTCCGTCAACTGGCAGCAGAGGTTCGTAGGTTGTTCGACGTAGAGCACGCAGTTTCCTCCATTTTATCATATAAGAGCGGCCTCAAACTGCGCTACTCATCTCTACGTGACTCTCCAGTCTTAGTCGATACAACCGACAACCTGTATTGGTGTCCAGCTGAGTTTGACGCTATTCTAGACACCTAACTACGAAAGGAGGTGGAAAATTGGCTGTTCAGTTCGGTATTGCTACGATGAAGATGACGCCGCAGACTGCGGGCGGATCTCCTGACTCTAATGTAGGTCCGATCACCATGGGAATTCTTCAGAATGTGTCGTTGGACTTCTCGTTCGACTTTGCACAGCTATACGGTGGTTCTGGAGTGTTCCCGGTAGATGTTCGCGTCCATACAGGTTCTATTAACGGTCAGGCTGAAGAAGCTGAGATGACCGGCATCTTCTTCGCTTTATTGACTGGCGGGACTCAATCGAACGCAACGGTGACATTCACGAATACTACTCAGCCAACGGAGTGGCAGCTTGAGTTGGAATTGGCTACGGATAGTTCGGATATGAACTTTACGTTGAATGCTTGCCGTTCTTCGTCGTTCAATGTCCCGTTCGCCCGTGATAGTCATGTTATTACCGGATTTCAGTTCCAGGCTTTTGCCGATAATAGCGGTAATATCGGAACACTTGTGATAGATGATCCAAGCTAAGTAGTTAAGAACACCCAACAGGCCTGTAGGGTGGCGGCGCTTGGGTCGTCACCCTCCTTTACTACGGAGTAGTCAAGATGAATGCACCAATAAAGAAGCATAAGAGTAAGAAGAAACGCCGTCCAGAGACACCTCTTGAACCTGAAGCCGTAAAGGAAGTGGAGGATGAAGAGGAAGCTGGTGTGTTTGAGGAAGAGGATGAACTCTCTGTTTTGGAAATAGCCTCTGATCTTGATGGCACTCCACGGCCAGATGAGAACTTTGTTCTTAAGATCAATGGTAAGGACTACAAACTCGTTCCTGCTACCTTACGAGACATCCCGAAGTTGGGTGGTCTCGTTCAGTCGATTACTGCCTCGGCTGAGGATGAAGATGAGATGTCTTTCTTCTCTGAAGAGAAAGTCAATCTCGTTGCTGAACTAATTCTACTTTCCCTCTCGAAAAAAGATCGCAAGAAGGTCACAATAGACGACATTCTTGATTCTTGTCAGTTTGCAGACTTTCCGTTGGCGCTTCAGGCTTGTCTAAGTCTGAATGATTTTTTAAGAAGGATGGGTCAAGTCAAGAGGACGATGGAGAGCCTGGTCTAGTCGATCCTTATCATATAGCTATGACAATGTATGTGTTCTGTAGCGAATGTGGCTGGAAGCCAAAAGACTTCTTTGACTTAACTCGCAGGCAAATGAATGCCCTTATGAAGGGGCGAGAGAAATGGTTCAGACAAAAAGCGAAGGCAGAGGAAGATGCTGAGAAGGGCATCAAGCCTAGAGAACCTGTAAAAGGCGGTAACTATCGAACCAGAGCGGAAAATATCCACTATAATAAGGAGGCAGGAAACGCTTCGATTGTCGGTGGTAGCGAGATTAGTAAAGCGATAGAGGTTGCCGGCGATAAGGGCAAGATATCAGTTAGCTCCACCGGGGGAATGTTTGAAGGTCTTTCTAAGGCAGGCGGGATGGATACGAAGGTCTGGAGAGGCGGGGTCAAGAGGAAGGATCGACCCAAGAGTCAGAAGGAAAAGATAGCAGCAATCAAACGGGAAATGGCTCATAACGAAAAGCACTACGGGATAGACTAAGATGCCATCTAAAGTAGCCTCAATATTTGCCGACATCGGCGTTGTTTTAGGGGGATTCAATAGAGGAATGCAGGCCATCAAGTCCTCATTCCTTACCCTTAATAATGTTGCTGGTGATTCAGAGGCAATTCTGCGTCAAGCGGGATTTGCTTTAACAGCTGTTAGTGTTGCCGCTGCTGCACTAGGCAGAGTAACTATAAAGACATTCGTTGAGTTCGAGCAGTCCATAGCGAACGTAGCGAGTGTCCTGGATGGCATGGATAGTGATTTTGAGGCGTTAGAAAGTGCCGCCAGAAAAGCAGCTATCCAGACTATTTTTACGGCTAACCAAGCCGCAGATGCTATGTATGTTCTTGGTTCTGCCGGTCTTGAGACGGGTGAGATCTTCTCAGCCCTTGAGCCTATTCTCGCTCTTGCTGCCGCTACTCAAGCTGAGATCGCTGATTCCGCTCGACTAGTGGTATCGGCGATGGTTGCTTTCCAGATCCCGTTCTCGGATACCGCTAGAGCAGCCAACGCATTTGCCGCGGCAATCGCGAATTCTCAGGCTACTATGGATAGGTTGACGAACTCAATGAAGTTTGTCGCCCCGGTAGCCAGAGCCGCAGGAATCTCGTTTGAGCAGACTACGGCGGCACTCTCCCAGTTACTCGACGCAGGCATCTCTGCTTCGACTGCTGGCGTCTACCTCCGTGGTATTATGCTGAGTCTTCAGAATCCTACTATGAGGGCTAGAGGCGCAATTCGATCTCTTGGGCTCAGCATGGAGGATGTTTCACCTCAGGTGAATGATCTGGCTCAGATTATCCAGAACCTTGAAAGCGTCCAAGCGGGTGCCGTAGATAAGGGTGATGAGCTAGCGGACATCTTCGGTAGACGTTATACCACCGCAATGCAGGTCTTGATCCGGCTAGGATCTACTGCTCTTAGGGACTTTGAGGCCGGGATTACTGGGACTAATAAGGCTTTCGATCTTCAGATGGTCCAGATTACGACCGTCAAGGGTGGCTGGTTACTCCTTAAGTCAGTCCTTCAGGATTTAGCTATTGGGCTCGGCAAGGTTCTCCTGCCGGCTCTTGACTTTGTTACTAAGTCATTGAGAGGGATGTTCCTACTCATCAACGAAGCGTTCAATGCCTTGC